AAAACCGCAAAGAAAAAATAATGATTAGAAACTTTAAAGATGTTGTAGTTTTATTAATTACAACTGGTGTTCTAATTTTATTAGGCACAATTATTATTGGAGATTATATTGTAGCACTAGAAGAAAATAGACCAGTAGATGATTCTGTAATTACACTTATGAAAATGTCAGTTACAGGATTGATTGGAGTTATAGGTGGATACATTGGTGGTAGTAAAAACTAATGGCTAGAACAGCGGCGTGGCAGAGAAAAGAAGGTAAATCAAAATCAGGTGGTTTAAATAGAAAAGGTGTTGCATCTTATAGAGCAGCAAATCCTGGTTCTAAACTAAAGACGGCCGTAACTACGAAGCCATCTAAATTAAAAAAAGGTTCTAAAGCAGCAAATAGACGTAAGTCTTTTTGTGCTAGAATGAGCGGAATGAAAAAACGCTTAACTTCTGCTAAAACGGCCAGGGATCCGAATAGTAGAATCAATAAGTCCCTGCGCAAATGGAATTGCTAGAAAGGCATAATGGACGAACTGGTTATAATTTATAAGATACAAAAAAGAATACAAGTTACCCTTCAACAAATAGGTGATGTTATGATCAGCGGAGGGGTTGACAATTATGAGAAATATAAGTATTTACTGGGACAGGCACAAGCCTACCAATTAATATTACAGGAAATCTCTAACCTGCTAAAAGATAAGGAGCAACCAGATGAGCAACCAGACACCACCAATGTCGTCGAATTCGGAGACAGAGGTACCGAAGATTAAATTAGGTCTTCAAGAAAAATACGAAGAAGAAAAAAAACAATTACCCCCAGAAAAAGAAGCATTGAGTCCAGATAATATTGGATCAGATATAGTAGATGAACTACCTGAACCAACTGGATACAGACTTTTAGTTTTACCTTTTACTCCAAAAAATAAAACTAAAGGTGGAATTTTATTTTCACAAGAAACATTAGACAGAGCAAGAATAGCAACTACTTGTGGTTACGTTTTAAAAATGGGACCACTTTGTTACCAAGATGAAAAATTTACATCAGGACCCTGGTGTAAAAAAGGAGATTGGGTAATTTTTGCCAGATATGCTGGATCAAGATTACCAATAGAAGGTGGAGAAGTGCGAATACTTAACGATGATGAAGTGATAGGGACTATTAAAAATCCTGAATCCGTACTTCATCTCATATAACATAGGAAGGAACTATGCCAGAACTAGAAGAACAAAAACATGATCTGATTGATGTAGGCGAAGAAAATGGAGCCGAGATTAATTTTGATGACAACAACGAACCTCAAAAAGAAGAAGTTGTTGAAGAAAAATTAGAAGTAGAACAGGAAACAAAAGAAACTCCTGTTGAAACTAAAGAACAAACTAAAGACGCTAAAGATGAGTTAGCAGAATATAGTGAAGGCGTTCAGAAACGTATTGCTAAACTAACTCGTAAAATGCGTGAAGCAGAGAGACAAAGAGAAGAAGCAATTGCTTATGCTCAACTAACCAAAAGACAAAAAGATGAACTTGAACAAAAGTTTTCTACTATTGACAAAGGTTATGTTAATGAATTTGAGAGCAGAGTTAAAACTAGTTTAGCAGCAGCTAAATTAGCATTAAAAAATGCAATTGAATCTCAAGACGTTGAAGCACAAATTGCAGCACAAGAACAACTAGCTAGTTTAAGTGTTGAAAATGCAAGACTTGTTGCTTTAAAACAATCACAAGAATCCGCACCTAAAAAAAATATTAACATTACTCCTCAACAATATGAGCAAGTTAATACTTATAATGGTAGACAAGTACCAAATGATATACCTACTGATCCCAAAGCAGAAGCCTGGGCAGCTAGAAATACATGGTTTGGTAATGATTCTGCAATGACTTATACTGCATTTGATGTGCATAAAAGACTTGTAGAAGAAGAAGGATATGACCCTAAATCTGATGAATATTATGTTGAAATCGATAAAAGGATAAGACTTGAATTTCCACATAAATTTGATAAGATGGAAGGTACTTCTACAGAAAGAGCAAAACCTGCTCAAGCTGTAGCATCGGCTAAACGTTCAGCCCCAACAGGACGCAGAAAAACTGTGAAGCTCTCGCCGTCACAGGTAGCAATTGCTAAAAGATTAGGCGTGCCACTAGAAGAATATGCGAAACAATTAAACATCACGGAAGGAGTATAGGCATATGGAAAAAGAAAAAATAACAACTTCACGTGCGAGTCAAGAACGAACTAAAACTGAAAAGAAAAAAGTTTGGACTCCACCCTCATCACTAGATGCACCACCTGCGCCAGACGGCTATCGTCACCAGTGGATAAGAGCAGAATCTATGGGTTTTCAAGATACGAAAAACGTAGCTGCTTCATTACGAGAAGGATATGAATTAGTTAGATCTGATGAATATCCAGAAGGTAATTTTCCAACAGAGACGGAAGGCAAATACGCAGGAGTCATTGGAGTAGGAGGCCTATTGCTGGCTAGGATACCAGAAGAGATTGCAAAGCAGATTGATGCATACTATGCAAAACAAACTGCAGACAAAGAAGAAGCAATTAATAACGATCTCATGAAGGAACAGCACCCAAGTATGCCAATCAATAATGAAAGGCAGACTCGTGTAACCTTCGGTGGTACAAAGAAATAATTTTTTAGTAATTTCTAATACCAACGAATTAACTTTAACAATTAAACAAGGAAAAATACTATGGCAAACTCAAGCACAGTAGGATTCGGTTTAAGAGCAGTCATGAATGTTGGAAACACTCCAGCTACTTCAGGACAATCTGAATACCTAGTCCAAACAGCACCAGGAGTTGGTTTGTATAAAGGTGACCCTGCATCTATTCAAGATGCTTCAGGAGCACAAGGATATGCACAAGATGCATCTTTTACACTTACTGACGATGGTGGAGCCGGTGGATCTTCATATACGAACGCAACAGAAGCACTTTTAATAGGTGTTCTTAACGGGTTCTTCTATATTGATTCAACTGGAAAACCAACTTTCGCTAATTCAGTTCCAGCAGGAACTACAACTAGCGTGAATTACAATACAGGTAGTAATGATATTACTGCTTTTGTAATTGATAATCCAAATCAAGAGTATGTAGTAAAATTAGACGATGCTGTTACACAAGCAGGATTCGGACTAACTACTTCATATAATATTAACAACTGGACAGCGTCATCTAATAAAGACGGTCAATCGATCGCTACTTTAGATACAACTTCTCCAGCATCAACAAAGATGTTTACATTAGTAAGATCTGCAAATGACCCAGAAAATAAAGATATTTCTGTAGCAGGAGCAAACGTGATCGTTACTATTTCTAAAGCGTCTGCGTTGTATAACTAATAGCGAATAGGAGATAAATAAATATGGCTATATCACGAGCACAACTAGTTAAAGAACTAGAGCCAGGTTTGAATGCACTATTCGGCTTGGAGTACAAACAATACGTAAACGAAGCAGCAGAAATTTTCGATACTGAAACTTCAGACAGAGCTTTTGAAGAAGAAGTAATGTTATCAGGATTCGGAAACGCAGCTGTAAAACCTGAAGGTCAAGGTGTAACATTTGATGATGCACAAGAAACTTTCACGGCTCGTTACACTAACGAAACAATCGCATTAGCGTTTGCAATCACAGAAGAAGCTATTGAAGATAATTTGTATGACAGACTTGCGTCTAGATATACAAAAGCTTTAGCAAGATCTATGGCGAACACTAAACAAGTTAAAGGAGCAGCGGTTCTAAATAATGCATTTAGTAACACTTACGCTGGCGGTGATGGAGTAGCACTTTGTTCTACTGTTCACCCAACTCTTTCAGGAACTTTCTCTAACGAGTTAGCAACTCCTGCAGACTTGAACGAAACGTCTTTAGAGCAAGCTCTAATTGACATCGCTGCGTTTACAGATGAAAGAGGCCTAAAAATTGCGGCTAGAGGAATGAAATTAGTAATTCCTTCTGCGCTTCAATTTACTGCTGACAGACTAATGGCGTCTCAAGGTAGAGTTGGCACAGCTGATAATGATATCAATGCTATTAGAAACATGGGAATGATTCCTCAAGGATACACAGTGAATCACTTCTTAACTTCTAATAAAAAATGGTTCATTAAAACAGATGTACCTAATGGTCTTAAACATTTCATGAGATCACCTATCAAAACTACTATGGAAGGTGACTTTGATACTGGAAATGTTAGATACAAAGCTAGAGAGAGATACGTTTTCGGATTCTCTGACCCTAGAGGTATCTTCGGATCTGACGCAGTATAATCGTTAGATTATACTTTCTAAAAAGGGAGGTCCTTGTTGACCTCCCTTTTTTTATGTGCTACATAAAACAAATCATGAAAAAATTCCTAGTACATATTTGGGCTTACAGTCACCATGCTGAATTTGAAGTTATGGCTGAAGATAATTCTGAATCTGTTGAAAATGCTATACTTGACAAAATAGGAGAAAAAAGTATAAAATGGGAAAATCTCGGCATCTCTTATGATCCGAAGATCAAACGTATAACTTTTGAGGAGGTTATAAATGATACACGACCTATACAGACAGAAAAGGTCCTTGGAGTTGAGGTGGGAACAAGAGTATCTTGATAATAACAAGTATACTCTGGATATGGTTCAAATAGATAATAAAATTAAAGAGATTATCTTTGAAATCAAATCAGAAGAAGCAAGAATAGCAAATAGAGAAGCTGCTATCTTGAATGCCGCTCCAGAAGTTTCGGTAGCTACTTAATAATAACAAGCTACATCATTGAAATTAGCAAGTTCATATAAGGATACCTTGCACTCTTCTAAAAATTAAGCTATATTACCGTTACTATATATAAACTTTGATACAGACGCGTATAGTCGACGGCCTAGAGACTGTATCATACAAACTAGGAGAATATAAAAATGGCACAAACAACTTTTTCAGGTCCAGTAAAATCAGATAATGGATTTATTGCACCTTCATACACTTTAGTAGAAGCAGCAGCTATTAGCTCACCAGCGACTGGTTTAGTTATTTACGTTTCTGATGCAACTGGTTCAGGAGTTACTGGATCACTTTGTTTCTATAATGGAAGTGACTTTATAGATGTTACTACTGGTATTGCTGTAGTATAATTATTAAAATTATAAGAGCTCCTTCGGGAGCTCTTTAAACAAGGAGATTAAAATGAGTTATAAAAGCGATATACAAGCAACTAGATCAGATGCTGTAGCAGGAGCAACTGCGATTATTGCACAACCAATTCGTTTAAGAGGAATTATCATTGCATCCGACGGAGTCGGAGCAGGTTTGTTAGAATTAACAACTACTTCAAATACTGGCACTACTTTATTTATAGGTGATGTTCCACAAGGAGATGTTATTAATATATCTTTTCCAGAAGATGGAATTGTTTTCCCTCAAGGAATTTATTGTAAAACAAAAACTAATATTGCTGCTTATACATTATTGACAGATAAATATTCTGCACCAGGTTTAACAGCAGGAAATTAATAAGTCATGGCGACTATCAATTATACAGTCACCGTAGCAACGGGGACCAATTCTTTTGGTACAGGAAATAAATTTTACATTAATGGTAAAGTTAGTCCTGAACTACCTTTGAATGAAGGAGAGACTTATATATTTGATCAGTCTGATTCAAGTAATACAGGATACAAACTTTTATTTTCCGCAACTAAAGACGGAACTAATATTGTAGGTGGAGTTGAATATACTACAGGAGTAGTAAAAGTAGGAACTCCTGGAAGTGCAGGAGCTTATACACAAATCACAATCGCTCCAGTACAAAATATCAGCGCTCCGGTATTATTCTATTACG